TAGTCTGTTGCGGCTGCTTGAACAGCTTTGTGTTCAGCGCCTTGTGAATCGGCAGGACCAGATAGTTTGCTGCCAGGTTGTGAACCGACAGGTGGTGTTGCGCCAGGAGGTGTAGCTGTTGGAACACCTTTGGTGTAATCACCAGTTTCGTCATCTTGTTTCTTGATCTCACCAGCAACTTCGCCAGCATCTTTCATGCCATAAGCAACAGATGTAGGTAGTTTAGATGAACCTTCTTTGTGGCCACGAGCTACAGAAGCTTCAAAGTTTTCCTTTGCGCCTTCTGTAAGAATTGATTTAGCGGCGTCTGTCAGATTAAATTTTCCCATTTTGAGAATCTCCTTGATTTTATATTGGATATTTATAATTAAAGTTTTTTGATGAAGTTTTCGAATATTTTTAAACTGACACGTTCAATGTCTTTACTAGAAGCTTGTTTGATTTCTCTCTTAGCTTCTTCGTAATGAACTTCAGTCCATATTCCACCCACCATCATCCACTCTTTACCTTCCATAATACCTTGTACAAAAGCACCAGGCGCAGAAGGGTCTGCTACAATATCTGCCGCTGTGGCCAGATGAAAGTCATCTTGAACTATGTTAACACCATTGATAGCTTTAAGAGAACCCATACCACGGGAAGATACACCTAGTTGTCCTCCACCCTCGATAAGATTTCTTGCAATGTTGCCCATTGGCGTTTCAAGAATTTTAGCTTTGCCTATCCAATCAGTTCCTTCTTGGCGCAGACCCACAATAATGTGAGACACACGGTCAAGATTGATAGATGGGGTGTCTGGATGACCCAGTTCACCAAAGGCACGATTTTTTTCTACAGATTCGGTTACATAACGGCCAACTTCTTTACGCATGGTTTCTTCTTTATACATGCGACCGTTTTTGTTAACTCTTTCAGAAACTAGAAATGGACCTTCAATGAAAAGAGTTCTCTTTCCATCTTTTTCTTCCACCAAATAGTTTACTGATTCGGTAATTTCTTTAATAAGTTTCATTTTGGTCCTTATGGTTTCATGCCGTAACTACCGTAATTAAAGGCAGCAGGATCGGTAAACTGTCCACGTTCATAGTGTGCGTTGTCTTTACGCAATTCCACAATTAAAGTGTAACTTGAATTTGCAACATAACCTCTTGTGCAAATTCCAATGTCTCCGTTATTCCATGTTGTTGCGGTATTAGATACTGTTGGATTTTTAATGGTGATCCAATTTCCGTTGCCGTCATATTCTCCGTTACCTTGCAATATCATAATTGGAGTACCTGAATTTGCCAGCGTACTTCTAGTATTTGACCAATACAATTGCACATCACTAATACCACTGTCACTATCATACCATAAACGATTTATTGTTAGACCATAGTAATATAGTGGTCCTGTGTTTGCAGTTGATGACAATAGATTTGCTCCTGAGTAATCTAAGGCACCATATAGAGTGTTTGCTTGGATTCTGGCCACATTGTTTTCTTGACCTGTACCATCAAATTCACCAGTAAGTTTGATGACTGCGTGTTGAGTATCATCTTTTAATACTTGATATGAAAATCTGTTTGCCATTTGTAATCCCTGTTATTGTTTGAATAATATTTATACCAATATGACAAAATTAAGCTGATGCTTGAATCGCTTCATCTTCAACAGCTGCTTCTGGTGGATTCATTATGTTTTGTGCAACCACTTGTTTGTGGGCTTCGATATGTGCCATCACTCTGTCTTGTAATGCAGAATACAAAGCATCACGCATTTCTTTTGCGTTGTCGTTTTCTGCATAGTCCAATATTTCTCTTGCTGTTGCCATGTTTATCTCCTAATTATAATATACGTTTTAATCTAGTGAATGTGGTATCTTCTAAACTCAAATCACCTTTAACTGGTTTTGAACCACTAGAACTTTTTGCTTTTGAATCTCCTGATGATGAACCACCAGAACTTCCACCAGCTTGACCTTGGTCAGGCATCAATTTTGCCTGTTGTACCATCTGGTCAGTTTGAACTTGACCCATCATTTGTTGTTGTGCAACATCATTAGTTACCGCAACAGGCAAACCTAGACCCATTTCTTTCTCTTTGTCAATTTCTTTCTGCATTCCAACAATTTCATCATCCGTTAAACGTAATACATTTTGTTGAATCCATTTTTGTGAGAAATATCTACCTGTGTATGGATCAACTGCACTCAATAAAGATAATCTTTGGTTAATTAATTCTGCCTCTTTTAATTCAGCAAAATTATTATCTCTAATAAAATTATAATGAATGTTTTCTTTGAACAAATCCCATTCTTCAGCAGTACAAATGCCTTTGAGTACACACTGTACACGAAGAACTTGGTCAAAAACATCCGAAAATTTGTTGCGTAGTCTATCAACAAACTTAGAAAACTTTAATTCATCTCTAGTAATCTCTGAGGTGCGACCAAGAGAGAAACTTTGATTCGGTTCTAATCTAGAAACTGGTACACACAATGCACCATACAATTTCTTCTGGAAGTATTTAACATCTTCCAACTCACCTAGGTTTTGGCCACCAGGTAATGTGGTAATCTCTGTGCCTTTACCACCTTCTCTACGTGGTAACCAAAAGTCTTCCATCATGGACATAAACTTGCGGTCATCACGGACTTCACCTGTGTTTGCATCATAGACAAGTTTGTTCTTATACTTGACCATAATGTCACGGAGGTATTGTTCCGCTTTTAACTTAGGAAGATTGCCAACGTCAATATAAAAGATACGGCGCTCAGGAGCACGTGAAATCCTATAGATAACTGTTGCATCTTCAATCATCCTTAACTGGTTCAATGGCTTGATTGCCTTGTGTAGATATGACAACACAACTGCCCTACGTGAATCCATAAGGCCAGAAACCACCGAGATGATCGAATCTGTTGTGATGCGTGTACCGACTGGTCCAAAGTTTGAGGCTGATCCTGACACTACCTTGTCATTGTAGATGTAGTACTCATTCACAGGATTCATAATCTCTACACCTGTGCGTTCATCTTTTTGTTTCTTAATCTCACGGACTTTACGTAGTCTACGTGGATCAATATATCTTAATTCTTTAATACCCTGTTGTGGATTCTCACGGTCAATAATGATGTGATAATACATTCTACCATCAACATAGTAACGGCGGAAAATATCTTGAGCCATGTTTTGATAATTAAACAAACGAAGAATGCTATTAAATTCTTCTTTGATGGCCTTCTTGATTTTATCTGGTTGTTTTAAATCGTCCAGAATAATTTCAGTAATTTTACCATCATCATCTTGTACAATAGCTTCATTAACTATATCATCTATCGCAGATTCAATTTCTGGTTGCATTGCCATTTCACGGTAACGAGAAATAAGTTCTACCTCATTTTTTGCAGTACCGTCTAGGTCAACATATGTACCGTAGTAAGCGGCAGATGTAATAGTTAATGCGCCATCATCCGTTGTAGGAGGCGCAAAAGATTGTTGAACAGTTTTTTCTTCCTCATCCTGTTGACGAGAAATTGTAAAACCGAACAGTGAGAATTTATTTGTATTTGCCATATTTTGTGTGTAATTATAAAATCAAAAAAACATGGAGGGCACAAGGCCCTCCTCATATATCAAGTTGTTGTATTTGTTTCCCAGAACTGGTAAGCAAATGTACAAGTATATTCTTCAATCGCATCATTTGAACCCCAATCTAAATCAATTGGTGCCAAGTCGAGTGGGAACATACCAACAAAGTTGTATTTCTTTAGTTCGTTTCCAGTTTTGCCGTATTGTGTAACACTTGCATCTACAGAGTAACCTGTAGAAGTTGCTGCAGCACCAGAACGGACATTGGTTGCGTGGCTGTTTATTGCGTTCATCCATGATTCTAAAGAATTTCGTATTGCGAAATCTTCATCGTTGATGATTGTCAATGTCCAGTCGGCGAAGGTTCTGTTTCCAGGAAACTTCATTTCACGACCAAAGTAGAAAACTGGTACAGTACCAATTGTTGAACCTGGTAACTGTGCAGCTTTGGCCATGAAATTAACTTTCTGACCTGCTAATGCACCGTTTTCGGCTAGTGTTGGGAAAACTAAAGAGACTGAGAACAGATTAGGACGGGCACCGTCACCAATCATGTTCGCTCTAAATTCTGCTACGTTGAATGCCATTGTATTCTCCTATTGTCGTTTTATTTATTAGGCTGCGCCAACAACTGTAGTGAAGTCAACACCAGTTCCAACAGCAACAAAATTCAACTGAATGTAGTTAATTGAACGAGCAGGTTTGATGTAGATATCACCAACAAATTGGTTGCTGTCAATTACTTGTGCTGTATTGTTTGTTGAATCGCAAACAACTTTGAAATCTGTGATACCACGGCGACCTTGAATGTCACGCAAGAATGGAACTACTAAAGCAGTAAACTGAGCACGGGTGAATTCATCGTTCAATTCAAACAATGAATATTTTGCTGCTTGTGCAATTGCTTTTTCCAGAACAATGAACAGTCTACGAACATTGATTCTATCAAATGCAGATGGTCTTGACAACAATGTTTTGTCACCAAACAACAATGTACCTTGGCCAGGTAAAGACACAACAGGGTTTACACCTTGTTTGTACAATGCATCACGATATGTTTTAGTTGGGTTCCATGCCAATTTAACGCAGTTCTTAATAGCACCACGGTTTAGACCAGCAGGTGAGAACCATGGATCTCTTACTGTGTCGGTATTAACACACAAACCAGCAATGTCAGCATTCAATGGCATCCAACGATATGTATTGTTGTATTTGTCTAGTTGATATTTCCAACCAGAATCCGCAACAACATATGAAGATGATCTTGATAGTGAACCTAACCAGTTTGTAATATTTGTGGATTCACTTCCACCTTGGTTAACAACATCAACATATCTTGGAGAAACAAATGCAACACAATCTGCTCTAGAAATTGCAACATTGTCGATTACATATTGTTGAACTGTAACGCTATGGTCACCAGTCAATACTAATGAAATGTCAACAGCTTCTTTGTTAACAAATAAGTCATATGCGGTCTGTAAATTTCCATCTGTTGGTGGAGTAGTAACGCCATTTGATAGTGTTACTACTGCTATTGCTGCAGGATCAGCAAAAGTTTTACCAAACGCTGTTGTGCCCCATGTTGCACTTGTTGTTGAATAATCAACTGGATCCATTACATAAACATATTTTGAGTTATTGAAAATAACTTGTTTATAGTAATTAGATGTACCATTTATTACGGCATCTGATGCAGCAGAAACAAAACCATATGTTTCTAGAACTGTTCCTGCAACACCAGTAATATTACCTAATTTGTCAATAACAACAATGTGCATTTCATCTGATACACCACTGACAGATGTTGCATATTCTGATGTGCCTGGTGCAGAAGTAAAATATGATCTATATGCCCAAGCTGAAAACAGACCACTAGTAGCACAAACTTGAACTTCTAATGAATTTCCTAGTGTGCCTGGATATCTTGCAACGAAAGAACCATATGTGTTTGAATTGCCTGCCAACAAATATGTAGCTTCATATACATCTTCATTTTTAATTTGTACAGCCGTGCCGGTTCCATAAGCATTTCTTGCTGCTGTACCAACAGCTCTGACAACACTTAAACTGTTGCCGTAAGCCAAGAAATTGGAACAAGTGAAAAAAGATGTTGCTGTAGATGTGTCTGGTTTACCGAATGTGCTCGCAAGTGTTATTTCATCACCAATCAATTTTATTTTATCTGCTGGACCCCATTGAAATGTTCCAGCAAATGCACCGGCCGTAGTTTGTACTGATGGAACGACTGTAGTTAGGTCGATCTCCGATACATTTACGCCTGGAGAGATTTGAAATGCCATTTTATTCTCCTTGAATTATTATGTTCTTTTGGCAAAATACCATAAGTATATTTATGAAAGGCTGGATTTACAACCTCTCCATCATTTTTCTTGTGAAACTTGCATAGACTTCACCACCATCTGCAACTTCCCATATGTCACCACCCACTATTTCGAAATCGTGTTCTAAACCATCTTCAATGATCGGTGCAGGTAGAACATCATCGTCCATCTGGTTCATACTTTCCAGTTGAATTTGTTTACGGATATCGTGGTTGACAATTTCTTTAAAGTACTGTTGAGTTGTTACCCATGAAAAGATAACCAAAGACATTACCATGTCATCATTTGCACCTTCTTCCGCAGAGAAAGAATTCTTTTGTTGAACAAAAGTTGTTAATTCTGAATAGGTGTCAAAGTCATTTATCAATAGTTTGTCACCCTCAATCAAAGTTTTTAGGTTGGAACAACCAATTGCCTTGACTTGTGGTGACATTTTCAAACCCATTTGAATGCCTCTGGCAAAACCAGCCGACAATTGTTGAGGTTTCTTGTTGCCTGTAAATATTTTCCACAGATTCTCATATTCAAAGTCTGAGTGTAGTGAATCTGCCACTTGTGGATTGTTGTTAATTTCTACCAGAATATATGCATCGTTGTAATATCTGGCTGTATTGTAGATGACCGTAGGAAACAATATTGGTGTGATTGACGAACTCTTATATGTGGCCACCTGTTTATATGGTGTCTGTGAGATATCAATGACAGAAAATGCCGAACTGTCTAGGTTCTTACCTTCAGATACATCGACCGTTATACAATATAGGTGGTCAGATTTAGATTCGTTTACACCTTCTTTGACTGGATGTTCATAGATTTTCAACAAATCGTGGTTCGCAACAGGGTCCACATAGACTAGTTGTTGTAATTTGTATCCAGAAACCAAAGTATTTGATGAACCCAAGAACTCTGTTTCAAACTCCTGTTTGAATTGTCTCTCAGAGGTGTTTCGGATGGTTTCTTCTTTCCATTTTTCATCACGACCTGGTACCATAGACCAATGAATTTCAAATGGCTTGTAGTCATTCTTCTTGTTGATTGAGTCCATCCATAGTTTGTAGAATAGATTCATACCGTTAGGTGTGGACACAATAATAATCTTTGTCTTTTTACCTGATGAAATTACAGGGTAAACAGAGTTGAAGAATTCTTCCGCAATATTGGTTGGAACGAAAGCAAATTCATCCAAGAATACAATGTTAAATGCACCACCACGAATGGCGGAACTTGATGTGGACGCAGCGATAATCTTGGAACCATTCTCTAGTTCTACATTACCTTTGTTCCAGGTAACAACACCTTGTTGCAACCACATAGGTAAGTTTTCGTATGCCAGTTGGTACTTGGCTAAAATATCTCTTGCCAAAGAACCTTTGTTGGCCAAGACTGCACAGTTTTGTGTGTCTTTGAAGATTGTTTCCCATAACATATATGCAACTGTTGTGGTAGTTTTACCAACCTGCCGGGGGCACTTGGTGATAACGAAACGATTATTTGCAAAAAGTGTAATCATTTCCTCTTGGAAAGGCCACATTCCGAAGTTAATCAAACCCTCATCAACGTTAACAATCTTTACATAATTTTTTGCAAAATATATGGGATCTTTAGAACACTTGATATATTCATCAACCTGTTCTTGGGTATATTCTACCTTGACGCCAGCTTTTTTAAGTAAAGGGTTATCCCGATATGCTTCACCAAATCTTAAATCACCACTCATTCTTTACCTTTAAGTAACTTATTCAGTTCAGCGGTTGAACCGACAAAAATGGCTTTATCAATCTTGGTGTCACCTTCTTTTGGTTTACCATCCATTGTACGCATTTGTTTTTGTACCGCAAGTAGTTCTTTATTTGCATCCACCACATTTTTCAACAGTGTACCATACACCTCAAAGGCTCTAGGATGTTGGCCTGCTTTTGCAATGTTGAGTATTTCTTCCATGGCTTCTTTACCCTGGTCAATAAGGTCTTGTAGATTATCTTTTGTTTGTTGATATGCATCTTCCAAATCATTCTTTAAATCTGGACCATCCTGAGATTTTGTAACCACCGGCAACAAAGGTTTTTCTTTTTGTTCTACCGGTGTTACATCAAATAATTTTTCCATGTTCTTGTCAAATGTATTCATAGTTTTTATATTAATTATAACGCTGCAATTCTACTTTGAAAATCAGCAAAACTGGATGATGCAGCAACAATTACTTTCAAGTTTGCAAGAGGTAGTGCAGCTGCTCTTTGTGCTGTACCATTATTAAATATAACATTTCCAGTATTCACAATGTTTTTGCCACTCAAATCCAATGCTGTTGGGTCACCAGAAGATGGTACTATGATTTTACCATTAGAATCAAATTGCCATTTTTGTTTAAATGGTGCCACAGATTTCTCATACAAACCACCAGGAGTTGAATAAACAATTACATTTGTTGTATATGTGTAATCTGTATTCTCAGCAATCGTTACAGTTGTATTGCCGGTACCAACAGTTGTACTTGTTGCAGTGTTTGCTTCTGGTATACCAACATAAGTGAAATCACCCCAGGAACTACCATTTGCACCAAGGTATGTTCCAGATAGGGAACCATCTACAGGCAATTGATAAACTGTTGCAAATGTGTTTGATTTTCCTGATGGTTTAGAATAACCAATACCAACAAGATAGTCACCTGAAACATCTAGTTGTCTATGGCCAAGTCTGATTGTTTGGTTTGCACTTGCAATTTCTAAAGACCTTGCCCAAACTAATGCACCATTTGCATCAATTTTATATGTGATAAATGCTGTCTGGTTGTTTGCATCTGTCGTTGCACCATTCACATACAAATAATCATTCTTGTGTTTGATCCAATTGATTTTTGGTGTTGTGATACCAGTTATTGTTTTTTCCCATAACAATTCGTTATTGGATCTAAATTTATAGATGTTTGTATTTGATGCTGCATACCAATTATTTGATGTGTCAGAAGTCAAACTTATAATTGTGTTTCCGTTTGTATCAACGTTGTTTGTCCAAATATAAACACCTTCTGTATCAAACTTGTGGACTTTTCCGTTTGCAGAACCAACCAAAACACCATTTTCATTTGGAAGAGCTAAACAACAAAATGCATTTGTGGATGCTGTTTGTGAGGTAAAGTAGGTAAACAATAGTTCACCTGTATTATCAAGGCCTGTTAATAGGTTGTGTTCACCAACAAAGTATGGGAATCCTTGGTCATCAACAGTAATGTCCACAGAACCCACTGCATCTTCTACCATCGAACTCCAAACATTTTGTCCAATAGAATTAAATTTGGTAACTAGAGTTGAAAAAGTATTTGGAAGATTTGTCAACAAATAGATATTGTTGTTTGCATCAATATCTAAAGATTCAGAATAACTACCATATGAGGTGTTTGCTGGTACAGAACGGGTCCAGAATATTTCACCTGTTGTGTCAAATTTTACAATTGTAGATTGTGGATAACCTGTGGTTTCATTTTGTGTTGTCAGTGCGACATAAATGTTATTGGCGGAATCGTATGCAACACTGTGACCATATGTATTGGCTAACTGAGATGTTAACTGCCCATATAATAGACCCCAAACTTTTTTGTTGTGATGGTCATTACCAACTTCCACTTTTGTATTACTATACATTATGGTATCGGTAAAACTGATATCACCCAAGAAAACAGAATTTGCTTTATTGAAAGCACCTTGTGCTAGTGCAGCATTGTTTGCTGATTGTGAATTTGCAGTATTAGAATTATTTGAAACATTGGTATACAACTCGGTAAAGTTGTCATTTGATTTGACAAATGCGGCTCTTAGTGTATCACCTTTACCATCATTTGCTCTAATACCAATATTGATTGTTTGTTTAGCCATTTGTTTCTCTCATTTGATGTTTATTGGTTTGCGGCCTTGTTAATTGTCAAGACTTCATTTAGTGTGTTATCGGTCTTAGCGTCAACTTTATCAACAGTCATAAAGTCGATATCTGTAGAAACTCTACCAACAGCATCAACTTCAACAAATTTCAATGGGTTCAAATTGTATGTGGTGAAGTTATAGTTTGCCAAAGTATTAACACCATATATAGGTTTATCGGACACAAAGTTTCCTGTTAGTGATTTTAATCTAAGTAGGTTATCTGTAAATTGAACAACAATTCCTGTTGCTGATGCATCATCTGATGTATATCCTTGATACACTTTCTCACCAACTTTGTATGTACCAAAACCAGAACTCAAATTCAATCTGAATTCAACAACATCTTCTTCGGTAATTAAGTTGAACACTGAAACAAATGCACGATTGATGACACCAGTTTCTGCGGTTTTACCAAATACAAAGCCTTTGACTGTAAAGTTTAATGTCCAGATTATCATTCTGGTTTCATTTTCTCTACCACCCTCATAAAGAATTTCATGTGATGTTGAGTTTAAAATAATGGGCACTTCTTTAACAATACCCATTTCAGGAATCAAATTCAATTTGATGGTGTAATCTGGTGTAAAGAATGGTAGTATGTGTTCAATTATTTGTGTACCATCCTCAATGTTTCTTACATAGATATACAAATTAAAATCAAAATTGTATGGTACTGGATTGTATTGTGCAATAACACCAGTTGCAACATTTGTTCCTGCGAAATTTTTAATGTTGGTGTTTTGTTTTCTACTTGAATCATAACTAAGACCGGCCATCTCAAACGACATTTTAGGTAAAGTTACTTGAACTTTTTTATCTAATTGAGGATCACTTTCAAGGCGCATAACATATCGTTCTTTTGATGCATAAACAATAGGCACAATAAATCTCTCAGATTCGGTTTCGTCTGTTTTGAATCTGTATAGTGTTATGTTGTCAAAAAGATTGCCAAATCCAACAACTAATTTTCTGATGACACGGTTGTATGTTGACATTATATTTTTCCAAACGGATTAGTTTCGGTGAAATCTATAATGTTATCGGCTTCATTGTCCAAATAATCATTGTCATAGGCTTCATTTCTTGTACTGTCTTTTAATGGATTGTATGATGATAGATAGTATTGAGCATTGCTTGTTGCACCAATGATTGCAACGTTATTGGCAAATTCACCAGCAACATTTGTTACTTTTAATATATCATCGACTGTGTTCCAGTCTTGTACTATTGCAACCACAGATGCGTTTGCTTGTGTTCTGTCTGTAGATTGAAATACAATTTCCCTAGGTTGATATGTTCCAGTTCCTACACCAGTATTCAGGTCAATGGTGTAACTTGATTGAATCATTACATCATCAATATCTTCTACACCAGTGTCGATAACTTCTTGTGAGTACTTGAATTTCTCTAGTTCCAATTCATAAAAATATGGAATCTTGCGGCCCAACATAAAAAAATCTTTGGTTTGATTGGTGAATTTAATTTCAAACAATTCACCAGTACCATTTAAGAATGGTACATAGACCAAATCACCTTCACGGGGTCTAGTGAACAGGTCTTGCGGTACTCTTTGTGAGAATGAACGTTTTGATAGTATGATATTGATATTGTTTTTAATCTCAAGACCAAATTTAGAAAAGAATTCTCTTTCACCACCGTATTCCATTGAACTCGATAGATAGAATTCAATTGGAAATGCTGAACTAAATTTCTTAATTGGATCTTCACCATACAGAATGTCTCTATCTTCCGCATTCTCAATAGGCAGGTAGTATGCGTCAAAACCCATAATCTTGATTGATTCAACAATCAAGTCTTCAATTACCCTCTGCTCAGCAAGAGAGTTGTAGTTATTGAAGTAGACACTGGTTGCCATATTAGTTCATCATAAATTCTAATGGTGCACCATATTTGTCACCAATTTCTGCATGTAGTGCATCAATTTCTGCTTTTGCTTCTTCATAAATCTTGTCGCCATTCAACATGACACCACCGGGCAATTGAATGCCACTAAACTTTTTAAGGTTGTTGCCCCATGAACGCTTGATAAGTGCCGTTGCATATTCTTTTAACCAACGGTCATTCCAGGCCTGTGTGTATACTTCTGGATCAATAACCGCATAACATTCTGCAATGACTGTGGTACCTACTGGTGCCTGTCCATGTCCCCAACCCCAATCAATGTACAATCTTTGCATATGTCTTTGGAATCTAATAGGAATTTCACCAGAAAATAATTGTTCCAACATACGTAGATGTTGTAATGTCATCGTATAGTTGATGTATGATGCGGAGGTGAAGTCATACAACTCATTTAAACGTAGTTGATATCTCAAATCAAACATATTGACCTGAGATAGTGAATCGGAAATAGGAAATATTCTGGTTATACCAGCAATTTGTAGTACATTGTTTGATGAATCTCTGGCCTGAGCTATGTTTAAGTACTTATTATTAATATCTGTTTGGTCAATTTTTTTAATAAAATATACTTTTTGTAGGCCATCAAAATGGTAGTCCTGCCAATATTGAAGTGCATCATCAATACGGTCTTCTACCTGGTCATCATCAACGTTAATTTCAATTACTGGAAACCCTAGTCTACGCAGGCAATAGTCTTTGAATGCCGTTCTTGTTATGATTGTTTTTGCCATTATATCCCCCTATAGGGGTATTTATTCTTTATTTTATTAGTCGAATGTTACTTCTATCCAAGAAAGAGTACCTTCTTCCCATTCATAGTCCTTCGTGTCATCTGAAGGATAAGGAACAGGACTATCCCATTGACAAGTATCTCCATTCAGTGACCAACTTTCAAATGGTTTTGGTGGTATGAAAGCATCACGAACTGGATCATAAGTATAACCAATACCAGCAAAATTCTTTCTCAATGGTGTGCCACCCAATCTGTGTTGGCCAGCAAGTGTGTTGTAACTGGTTTGAACAAAACTACTTGGTTCTCCCCAAAGACCTGTATCAATCAAATCTTGTTCTATTGCTATTACTCTAGTAACAATATTGTTTTCATCCAATTGTGCAAAATGACTCATTATTTCCTCTTTAAATTGTCATGGTTCCTGAAGAAGTATAGGTGTAATATCTATATTCTCCAATTATAGTGTATGTTGGACTGCCTGTAGTACTAGATGCTGGTGGATAAGAATCTGGCCAAGCAACGATTACTACACCTTTACCACCATTGCCTCCAATACCTGTTGGAGAACCGCCTGATCCACCACCACCGCCACCACCCTTGTTTTCCGCACCTGGTTGTCCATCAGGTAATCCTGGTTGAAATCCACCAAGACCGCCAGCATTGCCGCTTGGATCACCGTCACCACCACCCGAGTAAACAGAGTTTGATAGAGAACCACCGCCACCACCGCCTGCATATCTAACACCATCAATCCAAGTTGCACCTACACCACCATATCCGTTGTCGTATGTATCGGTACCACTGTCTCTACCTACTTGGCTTGCACCGCCACCGCCGGCACCTAATCGTGTAGCAGCCGATCCGCCACCATTACCGCCGTTTTGACCTTGACCAGCAGTACCAGCACCACCGCCGGCACCTATTGGTGCATAGCTACCGCTTGCACCGCCACCAGAACCACCACCGTTACCAGCTGTGCCACCACTTGATGCACCAGATGTACCGCCGCCGCCACCGCCAGTTGCTGTGACTGTTGATATGTTTGATCCAGCTAGTGAACTGTTGTTGCCATTTCCTGCCGTTGATGATCCGCCAGAAGGTGAACCTGTTCCGCCTGTTCCTACTGTTACTGTAAATGTGTGTCCCAATTGAGATGTTGTGTTACCTGCTACATAACCACCGGCACCTCCACCACCACCTCTACGTGTACCACCACCGCCACCGCCAGCTACAACTAGATATTCTACTTCATATAAATCAACAGTCGGCCTTGTGTATGTTATACCGCCTTCTATTGATATTCCTGGACCTATTCTAAAAACCACTTTGTAATTCCTATATTAAGCTAAGAGTGTACCTGATTGATTGAATGTATAGTACTTATAACCACCA